TGACGCCGCCATGGCGGAACCGTATTTAGCGTATGTATCTAGATATTTAGGGAAATGAACCGATTGAACCGATTGGTTAAATATATATATATAAGGAAGTATCTTTTTCAGGTTGTTCCAGCGTAGCGCCTAAAAAGATACGTGTTTTGGTTTAAAGAAAATCTTATCCTATATGTATATGGGAGACAGTCAGCTTGCCGTATGGGATTTTCGATACAACGCTTCTACATTTAAAAGCGAAAGCGATTTAAAGGCAGTCCTGAAAGGAATTGCTAAGAAGTGGGTGTTTCAGTTAGAACGAGGAGACGAGGGCTACGAACACTATCAAGGACGAATGTCTTTGATCAAGGGACGTCGAAAAGGTGAGAAACACATTTTATTAAAGCTATTTAAAGAGACGCCCCCTAACTATCTTGAACCGACTAGTAAAACAGAGGCGACGAAGGGAGACGCTTTATACGTGATTAAAGAGGATACGAGGCTGAAGGGACCATGGACCGACAAAGACGAAGTGAAAGTGGAGACGACACAATTGAAGATATTTAAATCATTAGAATTGCGACCCTATCAACGAAAGTTGGAGGAGTTTGCCCGCACATTCGATATGAGGAAAATCGACATCATTTATGATCCTATAGGAGATTTAGGAAAATCATTGTTTAGTGAATGGATGGAATATGAAGGACTTGCTGAAGAAATTCCACCATATCGGCTTATGGACGATATATTTCAATGGGTGGCAACAAGACCTATAAAGCCGTGCTATATAGTGGATATGCCGAGAGGCATGAAAAAAGATAAGTTAGGAGACTTCTACAGTGGGCTAGAAGTCATTAAAAACGGAGTTGCTTATGATAAAAGATATAATGCAACAAAGATACGATTCAACAGACCTCGAGTATTTGTCTTTACAAATACCTTGCCCGAGTTCAGTTTGATGAGTAAGGATAGATGGAATGTCTGGGAGGTCCAGGAAGACTATGACATATTGCTTAGAAACGAGATGGGAACTCTTTCGATGAAATGATATTTAGGGAATATATGAATACGCAGGAACTTAAAGAAATAATCTTAGGTATTATTATAATATGCCTAAGTATAGCGGACCACGTATGCCCTCAGGCAGATACTACTCGAAGAGAAAAGCAGGACGACCAAAAGGAAGTAAAAACAAGCCCAAAGCAAAGCGGGGCGGATTAAACAAAACCGAAGTAAAGCAGACTCGAGCGATTGCGAAGAGGGTGATTAACTCAAATGCTGAAAGCAAGTATTTCGACGTTAGGACCATCGATCAGTTGTCAGGATCAGGCGGAGTCGGTATCGTTCCTACCCCAGCACGATTGGCATACACTCAGTTGTATGTTCAGGGATTTGCTGTAGGAGAAAATACAATTGGTGGAACTGCTCTGACCTACGGGCAGACTGTGATTGAGCCTATCAATCATGGCAGGATTCATCCTAGCGGTAACAGTGACAACCAGAACTTGGAAGGTCAATATGCCATGCCATCATTGAGCATTACAACATTTGATATTCAACGTGTAATTCAAACTAGTGATTTAACTTTGGATCTTGCTCGTAATCAAACGCCATTTATGGTCCGTGTATTACGGTTAGTGCCCAGACCTCAAAAGGGCTCGAGTCAAGGACTTGACCCCGCAAATGATGCATTCGTCAATGAGAGCAATCAAGAGACAGGCGTAGCCGATTCGGGATTCGAACATTATCAGCTTTTGTTCCTAAAAGCCAACTCTAAGAAATATCAGGTAAAGCAAGATTTCCGTATGGTATTAAATCCACCACTCTCAACTACCGAGGTAGCAATGCAGGGGAACGCAGGTTCGACTGCATATTCGGTAGCAAATATATCAAACAACTTTCACAGGCAGATGACATTTAAACATGACATAGGTAAGAAACTATTCTATGACAACCCACAGTCTCGTAGCCACCCAACGGATGGATTCAAGAATGAATTTATTCTGTTTCACATTATTCCTCTGGGAACAGCTAATGACGGCGGTATCCTACCGACCTCCGTGCGTATTGCTGCAAAGGCAGTTAGCACATTCAAAGACTTTTAGATATTAAGCGAAGCTAGTCACCTGCGGTGGCTAGGCACCGCCGCAGTGACCTCATTGCAGCTCACCGCAGGTGCCCCGCTGGAGGCGCTAGGTAAGTAGG